CCGGACCCGTCCTCGGTGATGGGCGTTATTCCAAAACTATCAACCAGGTCTTTTTTTTGCTGCTTTGGCACTCCGGCAAACTTTTCACCGTCGCGTAAAAAGCGGAACCTGTCTTCCGGCAGCGCTTCAAGATTGCTTTTGATCTTGTCCGCGACGATTTTTGCCGCGCCATAGATTGCCTTTTTTGCGATATTTTCGGAGTTGGTTGCAAGCTTCGACAGTTTCAAGGCGTACTCGTCACCGGCTTTAAAGGTCATTCTTGCCATCAAACAGTCCCTCGCAAACACCTCATATTTATCGGCTCACTTATCGCTCGTTTCACATCCCACCCAAGCCGCATAATTCTGTTGTGTAATACTTTGTATGGGACACCCGTTTCCCGTGAAAGGTCGGCAAGCGTTATTTCGCGGCCATCTATAACCTGCCAATTAGACCTTCGCGTATTATTCTGTTGGCGTTCGGGGGCTATCCATTCGCAGTTTTCAGGCTCGTAGTTTCCGTTCACATCTTTTCTTTCGATACTTAGCCCTTTTCTATATCCATTAGAGATGGCCCAGCGCCGGAACTTACTAAAATCAGCCCAATCCGCACACACACTAATGCCCCTGCCTCCATAGTTCTGGTTGGCAGAGCGGCATCTCCTGAGCATTGCAGCCCACCTCATGTATAATTCGCTGCCGTGTTCTCCATGTTTGGTGTTTGCTATCGATGTTCTTTCCGAGGCCAAGCACCCGCAACTCAATGTGTGCCCGGTCACTAAGTTGCCACTCGTCTTCACGACCTCTTTCCCGCAAGAGCACTTGCAAAGCCATGTCACGTTTTTGTATTTATCTCGCCCAGATTCTGCAATTACAAGCAGCCGTCCAAACCTTCTTCCAGTTAAGTCGTTTTTTTGCAACGCACGCTCACCTCCATACCCGCCAAATAAATTCATAATGAATCAGCTTCGTTTCATCTTCATACTGAATAGAATTCAGCCGCCACGAGCATACACCGTTTAAAGCGTTCTGTATCAGACCGACGTTCGGGTCGTTTTCGGACTTTGTGTAATAATCAATCGTCCCCTCGATGGCCTGTTCTTGCATCTCTCCATCTGCCCATATCGCATCGGCTTGATTGTCCTCCGCCCATACGATGTACTTATCAGTCGCGCCATACGCTTTGTAGCGGAAAACCTTATCCGTGACAGTTAGGAGGGCATTTGGTATAACGTCTAAATTCATATCAGCCCTCCCATATGTCATATACCGCTTTCATTTCCTCAAGCGTCAAGTCCATCACAGGCGGGTCAACGTCTTCCGGGTATTGGATTTGCACGATTTTGTACTGTTTCCCATCGTTGGGTACGGCTATGTCCTGCGTCGAGATGCTTCTCAACCTCGGACAACGCAGGACGTAACTTATTTTGACGTTCGCCTGCTGTGCCGTCCAAAACCTCTGGAGCCCTACGGTTCGCTCGTGATAACGAAGCGTCTTTTTCAGCGTCAGCTTTTCTTGCGGCATGCCTCCGTCCTGAGCAGTATTGGTGACTTCGTATATTTTGACGACGCCGCTGTTAAACTGTTGACTGTTCCGCAACATAGTCCGCCACCTCCTTCTGTATCTGGAGGCTCAGCAATTCCGGCAAATAATTTGTCTGGAATTCGTCGAGGGCGTTTGACCGGACATATCGGCAGTAATCCATCAGCAGTTCGCGGGGCTTGTCCTCTTCGGCGTAGTCGAGTTCTGCCCCAGCTGCATTGTCCAGATACTTCATGCCGCGGGAGATGATGCCAGTGAGTTTTTCGTCCCCGGCATAATCAACCCAAGTGATGTCGAGATAGTTTTTAACCGCATCAAGCAGTCCTTCTGGCAGTGCCATAATCTCACCTACTTTTTAGCTCTTGAAATTTTCTCAAGAAAAGGACCTTGAGCGGCCGAGTTAATTTCCTCGAACCGCTCAGAAGTAACTTCAATGGTTTTCCCTTTTTGATTGACTTTCCCGGTGACCTTATCCTGAAATTTCTTAATCACCAACGCTTTCATAATTACGCCTCAGGAATCTCGGTGTAGTTGATAACCAAGATATATGCCTCCTGCTCAACGCTTCCAACGGTTGAAGTAATGGTAATGACGTTAGCACCATCAGCAAGGGTCAGGCTGTAAACACCGTTGGCAGGGACAACAGTAGTAGTGCCGTTTTTAACAACGATAACTGCGTTCGGATCTTTAGCGGTCACTGTCAATGCAGCGGTGTCGTTATCACCGTGCTGGGCTGCATCAGCAATAGCGGCGGTGTAGGCATGAATGTTTTCGTTAAAGTTAAGAGTAACTGCTACCGACTTCTCTGTTGTTAGAGTTATCGCTGAAAGCCGTGCGTCAACATAATCAGCAACCCGAACAATCGGAGCAACCGGACGAAGGGAGGTAATATCTACTACCTTGAATGACGTGCTATCCAGCGGCTTGCCGTCGCCATACAGCTTGGTCAGATAGTAGCGATCATCCTCAAGGAATTTATAGTGGTCGGAATACTCGATCTTTCCGCCCTTGCTCGTGCCAAGGCCAAAGAAATATCTGTTCCCAAGCCCGATAATCGCCTTGTTCGCAGGAACATACGCGGACTGGATAACCCTTGTTGGGAAGGGCCAGCGCACGTCGTGGCTTATGCGGTCGGTCACGGCAGGAGCAATCTTTGTATAGTAGTCAACAGGGTTGCAGATAAACAGCACCTCGCTGACATTACGATACAAACCGTTTGGGCCAACCGCCAGCGTCGCCAGAATGCCGCCATAGGTTTCGGGCGTGATTTCGCTCAAGGGCACAGCAGTCAGATTGGGATAGCCGGTGGTAGCATTGAACAGGCCATTAGGGTCTTTCGTCATGCCGACAGGCTCATCAACACCGGTGCCCAGGATGATAGCCTTTTCAAGCCCGTTAGAAATAGCCTCAAGCAGGATGGTCCGCACATAGCGGTCAATCCACACAGGCCCGATTTCGAGCATAGGTCTGCTAATCGGGATAAAGGCAGACAGTTTGTTCTGCGCGAGATTGATGACATCGGTGCCTGCGGTCAGTTCAGCAACAATGGTATCGCTAAGCTTATCCCAAGTCGCTAGATGCCTACCGCTATCGGAGATCAGAATCTCCGTCAGAATCCCCGTGTTCTGGAAGTTGATAGCCGACAGAAGCGGATGCGCCTCGGTGATATCCTCAAACACCGCGTCAATGACGGTGGTCGGCAGAGTTTCGTCGATCAGCGTCAGCGCCTGCTTCGGATCGTTGGACTTCATTGCATCGATAACACGCTCATAATACTTCGTCTCGGTCGAGGTCAACGCACGAACGCCGCGCCCGGCCAGTACGGTATTATCTGCGGCCTGAATCATGCCTCTGGCTTCGCTCATTACCGCTTCTTGCAAAAGATCGGTAAAATCGGTGAACGCTTCCCCGAACGCTTCCTCGTCGCCGTCTTTTACGGCCTGGTTGATTTTTGCAAGGATTTCGGCTTTTTCTTTTTGCATAAGATCAAGATTTTTCATGTTTCCTCACTTTCCGCCCAACAGGGCATTGAAAAATTTCATAGTTTTGTTTTCCTGCGGTGCAGGGGGTTCTTCTGTGGGTGCCGGTTCTGCCGGGGGCTCTGCTGGCGTCGGGGTCTCTGCTTTGATCCGCGCGAAAAGCTTTTCTGCAATTTCGTCGGCGGTTACGCCCTGTGGTTCGTGCGCCCCTGTGATAATAGAAAAAAGCGCCCTTCGAGCGCTTGCGGCAGCCTTGTTTGTTTCTGCTGCTTCGATGATTCCCGTTGCAAATCCCCATTCAAGGGCTTCGGATGGCAATATCCACGTCTCAGCGTCCATCAGCTCTTTTATTTTTGCTTCGTCGATGTTAGCCCTCGCCTTGTACGCTTCGATGCTGGCCTGCGTGATTGTTTCGAGGTCGTCAGCCTGCTTTCTTAGTTCCGCGGCGTTTCCCGAAATAGACGTCCAGGCGTTATGTATCATCAGCAGGGAAGCGTCGTTCATTATCCGCTCGTCACCTGCCATGAAAATGACACTTGCGATTGAACAGGCAAAGCCATCGCAATATGTTTTTACCTTTGCGCTGTGGTTTCGCAGCATGTTGTAAATAGCCAAACCCTCGGCAACCTCACCGCCGTAAGAATTGATATGAACATTGATTATATCAACGTCCAGCCCTTGCAGCTCTTTTGACAGCGTATAGCTTGATACATCATTTTCAAGCCACTCCCAAGATGTTATGTCGCCGAAAATGTATATATCCGCTTCGCGCCCGCTTGTTTCTAATGCGTAATATTTCCTCACTTGTTCACCTCCCATATTTTCTGCGCCATTTTATTTATCCCCTCATCCGCTATCACCGCCCGGCAAGGATAACGCTTCTTCAAACGGCATATAATTCCGAGTGATCCAGTGGGAATTAGCCCATTCCTCGTCAATCGGCTGCTCTCCCACTAGCTCCCGAATGTCATTCACGCAGAACGCGCCGGAGCCGATCAGTTTATCAATGGCTGTCGATACGCTCAACAGATCAACGTGTTTCACTTGCTTGGTGTCGATTTTTATGTATGTTCCGCTTATATAACCTTTGTAGCCACTCCGCTTGCGGTTGATTTCTTCTGACAGCATATCCGTCAAAGGGTCAATGCAGAATGTCAGGAAGTTGTCTAACGCATCCGAAACGCCCTGCACATCACCACGCAAAAGCGCGGGAGGGATGCCAAACGCTTTTGCCGTAAAGTCGCTTACATCATCAATTTGCGCTCGGATATCCCGGGTGGATTCGTTGGAGTACGTCTTGTGTTGAAGTTCTTGCCAAGACTGCCCTTTGCCTAAAGGCAATGCCGCGTTATCGCTCGATAGCCATGTTCTTATTCTTTCGTTAACTAGGTTATCGAATATTTGGCGCTGCTCTGTGCCGGCAGATGGAAGTGTCTCATACTGGAAAATTCCCTTTGTTCCTCGGCTTCTCTGGTATGCGTTCATGCTATAACTAATCAGCTTTGAATAACTTGCATATAGCCCATCCGTAACCCGCCGCATATCCACAGAATTAAGCCGGAAATATAGCACCTCAGCTTGACTAAACGCCCTGTCAAACGTGAAGTCGCCCACTGTAACCTCGGTAAACACATCATCGTACAGGGCATACTCTTTCCTTGAGAAGCTATCCGCTACAAGCAATTGCCCGTTCTGCTCGATTACCAAGCACTCGTTATTCCGGTATAGCTGGGCAATCAGCTTGTGCAAAAACGTACTGCTGTTCTGATTCCGGTTAGGCTCTACGTTCCACAAGTAATACTCCCGTTTCCTTACCTCCTTCTTATCCTCAAACGTCTTTATCTCGCATTTGCTCACAGCGTTTGCTACTAGATTAACCGCGCTCCAAAATGCCATCTCTCGTATATACAAATCCCCAAACGCATCGGCATAATCGTCGTAGCCTATATCACCCCCAAGCGGTAT